TTGAACCAAGCAGCTAGAACCCTGGAGTTACCATTATTGAAATACTTAAAGATATACAGCTGATTGGAATTCGTATTGCCCAAAAAGGACAACATGAATGCTGTTGGTGATGCTATGACTGATCTAATATCCGCAGGGATGAAGTTAGGTGTAGTACGTGAAATATCACTTGTTTGTGGTCTGTTCTCAAACGACTGCACCAACATCTCAGTGACACCAGCATAGCCCTGATTGTTATCTACGAAGACAATGGAGGTTCCAGTCTCTACAGGACGAGTCTTAGGGTCACTGGTAAAATTGGAAAGTAGCTTAATTGATGCTGTATTAGCCGAGAAAACGTCGGAGTCTGTGTAAAGAACAAACTGAGAGAATTCACTAAACAGCAGCAGACCAGTGGAAATAGCTAAAGCGTGCTTAATGATAACAGGCTTCAGAGAACCACATGAAATATCAATAGAGTCTGCTGGTGTAACCGTAATGGCAGAGTTGGCAAAGAGGTTAAAGAAGTCTCCAGGTTGGGAGCAAATAACATTCTGCTCAGACAACAAGATAAGACGATTTCTAAAGAAGCTGATGCCAGTAATCGGCCTACCAATGCATGTTGGGAAAGGGTTGGATGTATCATCACCAACTTGCCTTTCCTTCCAATACAAGTCTGAATTTGCTGCTACTGATGCTTTATCAAGTGGTCTAAAGGTGAAGGTTCCATTAGCCTCACGAATGATGACGTGGGGCATTGTGCTGGGATCAATCGTGGTCTTAACACCAGGAGCAATCGTTTCTTCCCAGATACCAGCACCACTCGAACCTGTGCCAGAAACCTTAAACTTCACATAGTAATCATCACTTGTAGCATTGTCTAGGTTAGATACCTTGAAGACAAAACCATTAAGACAAGAGATGGGAAGATCAGCAACTGAATTAACTGAACCCTTCCAGGCAACAATAGCATTACCACTAAGACCACCTTTAGCATCAATCGTGAAGTCTGCACCATCATTCCGTTTTACGGAAATACCATTACCAATAGCAGTCAGGGTAAAAGTACCTGAACCTACTGCTGATACAAGGCTAGAGGTAACAAGACCAACGCTTGGTGGCGAACCGGATGACGTGGTAGGGGTAGTGTATGTATATGATGTACCATTTAGAATCAATTCATAGGTAACACCATAACCAACTTGATTCACGCTGACCCAAGCCGTAGGTGCCTGAGCCGTTGAAAGATCGGAAAGAGTCTGAACTACCTTAGAACGGTTTAAGACAAAGTTATAATCACTGACCTGAAGCATCTCAAAGTCTTCAGCTGTGACATTAGCAATGTAGTTCTTAGCAGCAGTCGAAATAGTATTGACGGTTTTAGAAGCTCCTGTCAGGGCATCCCAAATCTTGAGAGATCCATCAACCGCAAATTGGCCAATGTATTTCTCAGTAGCATCTCTAAAGATTGAGAACCACCGACCACCAGAGGTAGCTCCTGTCAAGCTTGATACAAGCTTCAACCCAGGACGCTTTAGAAGCCCGTAGGTTGGGTCAGGAAGGGCATTGGTGCATTGCCTAGACTGGCCAGGCAACTTAAGAGAATCAGGTTGTTGTGAGACTCCACCAAGCAGGTTGGGAATCTTTTGAGATACTGTTGCCATTAGCGAGCAATCGTATTAAATGGTGTATATGAGATGTAGGTATTCTGACCGTTCTTCATCCCAAAGATATTGACTTCAGATGTCTTGGTGTCATACGCAAGAGCATTAGAACGGTAGGCAAGTTCATCTTGGGCGATGATCTTGATCTGTTCAGGACTAGCAACTACTTTGCCTGCAAAGACACGTGCAGCTCTGGCAGTTATGTAATCCTTAAATGCTTGAGGTAGATCACCAAACTCAAAACACCAAACCACATCACAATAAACAGTGCCAGTGAATACTGAAGAATGAGAAAGCTTATCGTAAAGCTTTCCATTGCGGATTACAGTGAGATATTTGGCGGTGGATTTAACCTTGTTGTCAGCAATCTGAAGAACATTAGAAGGGATAACAATTTCCCCATTGCCATCAGGAGTAAATGGATACTCATACTCAGTATTAAAGTTCCAACCTTCTGATTGAATTGTCCGGCTTACTTCATCAAGAGTAGAGGTAGCAACGGCAATCTCGGGGTTATCTGTGTCTAGAGATACTGCTGGAGCTTCCCCGATGGAAGACAGCATTTGGTTGACAGCATCAAGCTTTGTCGTAGCTAAAGTCATTGGTACTAGATAGCAATGAAGGCCCCGGTCTGGGGGCCAGTTAAGGGAGGGGACTCCCGAAGGAATCCCCAATAGAAATCAGGTGTTACGGAAAGCACCAGCAACAGAGACGCGGACAGGACCAGCGCCCATTGCCAGACGGCCAACCATCAAATCACCTTGGTACATGATGGAAACATCACCACCAGTCACTTGCACTTCAGGACCAATAGCTTCCACGCAAGCAGCAGCATCGCGGTGGAAGATCAGACCACAGGAGTTGGTGAAGTCAGAAGCAGAGCCGTAGCTGTTCTTCTCATTGGTGGTATCAGCAGCTTCAATAGAAGTGCCGGTAGCAACACCATACTTACCCAGGAAGGGAATGTTGTTGGACTTATAGATCTTGATACCAGCAATCTCGTAGAGACCTTCGCCGGTATTCAGGCTACCGCCAGTAGCACCAATCTCACGGTTGAGGATATTGGAATCAACGTTGGAGATGATTGCATAGTATTGGCGGGGGCTCAGTACAGCCACACGGCCATCACGGGGGGCAGCACGCTCATCAAGCACAGCAGCGGCGGCAAAGAAGCCATCCACCAGTGCTTGGGCGTCATACTGCTTACCAGAACCGAGAGCCACGGTGAAACCACCGGGCTGGCCGGTCACAGGAGCAGAAGCCGTAGCAGCTTTGTCAAGGACACGGAAGATGCGACGGTCAAAGTGCTCAGCAAGAGCTTGGCCAATCTGACGAGAGATGGGACCACGCATGTCGTACTGGCTCAGAACCTCATCAAGCTTTGCCACGAAGGCAGAGCTAACCAGGAGGTTATCCATTGCGATGGTAGTTTCTGCGGCCAGGGGGTTGCCAGCAGAGCTACCAATCAGTTGAGTACCAGGGGTGTGGTAACCAGCAGTCATCGTGCCGGTATGAATGAACTGGGCCTCTTTGCCACCAGTCAGCGAACGGCGCTGAACCAGCTCGCGGGCGATGGTGTTATTACGGAAAGCCTCATACACTTCGCCAGTGAAGAGCTTAAGGAATAGAGCACGCTTATCGGCACCACCATTAGAGGCGCCAGCGTAAGAAACAGTAAAATCAGCCATTGATAAATTACCTATTTAAGGAAAGGGGTTATTGACTTAATAAGGCCTTGTCCTATTTAAGAAGCTTCTATTAACTTGGTTTTATTAGAACCGTTTGTAGGGTGTCCTTTCGGGCCTACACCAACCGGTTGGGTTTTTAACGTGGTCCCTCCACAAGAGAAAGGGGGTCCGACTCTGAGGTGCCCCCAATCCAATCAGCAGCCTTTCTTACCGCCGCCTTTACCAGTACCTTTCTTTTTCATCACATCAATTGTCCTGAACGTGCAAGTTTAGTTTCAATATCCAAGCGGTAAGCAGGATCATCCCGATACCGTGGATCACGGATAGCCCGTGCTAGTTCAGCATGACTACGGAACACTTCATTGGTAGCAGGAGTCCGCTTACCAGTGATCTGTTTGCCCTCATAGCCAACAGAATCGGTGTACTTAGCTTTGAGGCCAAGAGCCGCCCAGTAGATGGCATCTGGATCGTTGCTATTAACAACTGAGTCGTAAGCAGCAACTTCAGCAGGATTCAGATTATCCTTAGCCCAACCAAGCATTTGATTGTATTCGTTCTGACCACCAACAGCAGTCATCACACGATCCACATCAGCTTGATTGAGAGCTTGCTGAGCAAGAGCTTGTTCTTGAGACTTGGTGTAAGCAATCCAAGAATCAAGCAGTTCTTTACCACTGAGTTGAGAAAGCTTTTCATACGTTTCAGGAGTCAAGCCTGACTCATTGTTGTAATACTCAGTAGTGGCACCTTCAAGCAACTTGACGGTCTCTGAAGTATCAATAGGATCCACTTCCCCCTCAGGGGCCTCAGATGCCTCTTCCTGGTCATCCTCAGAGGGCTCAGAGCCTTCATCGTTGGCAGGTTGTGATCCTTCTCCAAGTTTCTTTTGTAGCTCCAGATAAGCCTTCTCCAAATCCTCTGCGGACTTGTACTTACCAGCAAAGCGAAGCTGGGATTCTTCCGCCTCACGGGCTTGTTCGTACTCACGCTCTTGGGCCTTAGCCTGAGCTTCCATCAAACGCTCACCTTCAGCAAGGGCCTTAGCCTCTGCTTGCTGTTGGTTGGTGCTTTCAGCTTCTGTATCTGTGGAAAACGATGAGAATGTCATGTTTAGTAAGTGGTAATATCAACCCGATTAAAATTAGGTGTTACTTTCTCAGTAGCACCAATCTTTGGTTTGCTGCCATTAGCGGTAATCTTTGGCTTAACAGCATATTTATTAGGTTGAAGTGGGATTGGTTCCCAAGCTTGATTTACTTCAGGCGCTTCAGGACTATTGCCCTTGAATTGCCCCTCCTCCGTCCGGGCCCGCTTGCGCTGGGACTGGGGGTTGTTGTTGGTTGCCATTATTAGCTAACTGTTCTTGTAGAGCAGGATTACGGGATGGGTCTGCAAGTGGAGCTTTAGCAAGTTGCCCAGCTTGAGACATAAGTGATTGGTTCATATTGTCTTGCTGTGCTTGATCAGCCTCAGCTTGACGATCCTCAGGACTCTTCACAAGCCCTAAAGACTCAATGCCAAATGATGCAGCAAGGCGTTTAATAGCCTCATCTGGATTGATATAGGACTGGATGATTTGGGGGCCCATACCCTGAGCAAGAGTTTGGATAAATAGCATCAGAGACTCACGGTCCTGACCACGGCCAATACCTTCCAGACCAGCAATGACCGTGGGGAATACAATTCCCTTAGGCAAAGGCGGAAGTTCCTTGCTCCGTTGGAGGACCATCAACTTCCGAGCAAGGTAAGGAGTAAGCAATTCGGTGGTGAGGTTGCCATAAATACCGCCAAGTTGCTCATTCAGTTCTTGCTGAGTAGAACGAATCTCTTCAGCAGTAGTCCGTTCACTTGAGCGAGCGGTGAATACTAGGAAGGCTTCAGACAACCGCTGAGTAAGGGTATTAACCATCTCAAAAGCAGTCTTGAAATCAGCAGTCTTCCCAACTTGAACAACGCCAATATCATCAGGCCGACCCTGAATAATGGCACCATTACCAGCTTCTGCCAATGCAGATGGTTTGGTGGTGGCTGATGGAGATACTGTGAATACAACCTTAGCCGCAGCAGCAGAGCCTTCTACAAGAGCCTGCATCAAAGCTTCAAGGCTCTTTAGATCCCCAAGGTACTCTTCAATTCTTCCACGCCCGTAGTCCTCACCATCAACAATATTGAATCGAAGAGGCAGCCAAGCAGTAGCAGTCTTAGGTGCTTTAGATTCAGTACCAGGAATGATTTGACCTTCTGCCTCCTGGTGCCAATACCACTGTCCATCCTTAAGCTTTGCCCAGGTGTAGACTGCAACATCATTGGTATTAAGATCAATCTTAAGATCAGGGATAGCAGAACCAGCAGAATCATCACCGGGATGGTTATCTGCTTTAAGTCCTAAAGTTCCAGAACTCTTCTGAAACTCCTCGGGAAGGAATTGACGATCAATGGCCTCAACCGTAACGATCTCAGTAGGTTGACCATCACCATCACGGTTGACAACATACCGCTCCAATGGATAAAGCTTGATATGTTTCTTACCCATCATCAGCAGGACATTCCCACTAACGACAAGGTGTTTCATTGCTTGATGAAGAATCACCCGATCCTGAGATTCGGAGATGCTCTGCATTACAATGCGCTCAATCTTGGAGAGAGTAAGATCAATCTCAGACCGGGCTTTCTTGTCAATGTTGGGATCCATTGAAAGCTTCCCATCGTTAATCTGCAACTTAAAGAAGGTTGTATTAACGGGGAAGAGAGACAACATCAATTTAGATGCCATCACATTAACGCCTTTAGCACCTATAGACTGCCAAGGAGTAGGAAGCTTGCTACCTGAATAGTGCCCAGCAGGGGGCATAAGATAAGGTACGCTGAGCCTTGCACATTCTCTGGCTGTACGCAGGTAAGTAGTACGACTACTAGATAAGCGGGCGTAACGCTGTGAAGCTGTTTGTTCCATTAACCACCAATATTAAGTTTAACTGGACCCTGATTTGTACCAGCATTATTACCAGCTGCGCCACTAATGGATAGGGGAACACGAAGTTGATTCGTGCCAAGGGCTGCAAGACTAGCGTTTTTACGAACAGAATTATTCGCCTTAACACGCATAGCATTTTGGCGTGCCGAATCAACAGTAGAAGTCGGCACTTGGGCACGTAGTGAATTCTCCTCAGCTTGCTTAGCCAGAGCCGCCTGTTGGGCCAATTGAGCTTGCAAAGCAGCCTGTTGAGCTGCTTGGGCTTGCTGGAATTGCTGTTGCTGAGCTTGCTCAGATGCTGATTGTTGCTCTTGCTGGATCCTCAAGGAATCTGCATATTGCTGTGATTGCTGCCTTGCTTGCTCCTCATACTGCTTTTGAGCGGCTGCCTGTGCAGCTTGTTGTGCTGCAAGTTGCTTTTCAAAATTAGCTTGGTTTTGAGCTTGTTGTTCAGCCATTTGTTGTTGGATGGCTGCATTCTGAGCCTCAGCCTGGGCTTGAGCTTGTTGTGCTTGTTTTTTACCTGAACCACACATAACTAATGTCTCAACTTGGATTTCAAATAACGGACTACTGAAACCTGTCCAAACCGGTAACACTTCTCTTCATTGGACAACGTATGCTCTTGACAAACGTCAGGAAACAATTGATCCAACTCAGAAATAATAATCTTAAGTTCAGTGTCACCAAGTAACTGTAAGGACAAGTCCTCAGTTAGGACTAACTTGGTGCTATCCATACATAGGTAGGTTTACATTAGAAGACTCAAAGAATGCAGGCATCCGAGCCCTCTGAGTATCAGCAAGACCATCGGCCTTACCACGGGAATACAACGAATCAGATTGAGCAATCCAGAAATCCTTACTCAACCATTTCTCTCCAGTCAACCCATCCATCACCCAAGCAACAGTGGCCCTACGGAGACGATCAAGGTTAGGAGTAGTCTTAAGGCCAAGCTCTTTGCAGACCATGTGATGAATGGCTACATGGGTCTGCTCATCACGGCTAATATCAGCAGCTGTGGTTCTCATCCCCATATCCCCCACGTTGCGGTAGAAGGGGAGTAGGACGAAGAACACACTCCTCTCAAGGATTGATGCCTTCAAGATGGGATGCTCAGGAGCTTCAAGCCAACTCTTCAAGATGTGCTTAGCCTCAGACTCAGCCTTGGCATTAGTACCATGTGCTTTGGCAATGTATTCAAAAGCAAGATCATGACGATCTTCATCCTGTTGGTTTGACAGGAGAGCCTCAACAACACCAGGAGTTTTAGGAAGTTCTTTCTCTAAACCCTGTTGCAAAAACTCCTTAACAGGAAGCTCCAAACAACGAAGGGCAAGGGCCCTGAAGATTGAATCCTCAGAACCCTCTACCAATTGACCTTTATCGACTTCAACAGGGGTCCACTTACGCTTACGGCTAACGACATTCAAATAAGGGGATTTCATTCTGCACAAGAAAGGCAATAGTTGTCATTAGGAGTTGGTTCGGTAATGTCAAAACCAAATAGTTCGTGGAAGTCTTCATCCAATGCAGCCAACGCATCATCCTTACGTTGGGTATCAGGCATCACCTGAAGGGCGTAATAGAGGGAAGTTTGTGGTGAGTCAAGCCATTGTTCAACAAAGGCTTCGTCATAAACAACAACATCACTCCAAGAGTTGTAGGAATAACCGTGGAAGAGTCCTGTCTTGTCCAAAGACAGCACAATCACATCCACCACCTTTTGGTAAGCAGCCCAACCAACATCAGCGGCAATCTCTACGTTGGGGCCGTAATCAAAAGACTGAACACCAAAGGTGGAACTATCACGATCCACATGCCGAGAGATCGGTGGGGCAATCTCCGGGGTGGTGGTGTAACCATCAAGGTCCGTATAGCGGTAAGAACAGGAAGCCGTAGGGGCAATAGCAAATGCCCGCTCCATACCATTGACACGAGCTACCTGAGCAGCTGCCTCAATACCACGCAAAAGCTTCAAAGCAATCACATGAGCAGAAGTCCTCTCGAATGGTTCATTTGACAGAACCTGGCTCAGCGCATCACCAAAGGCTTGATAGGAAACCCCATGTCTGCCCAAGAGGTTGGCAAGTCCAAGCATCCCAAGTCCAACTTGACGATCCTTGTCTGGGGTTAGGTATTCTCCTGATTCACTAACACCTGTCTTACTATGGAGAGCACACAGCTCGGACATACCAGCAACAAAAGCTGGCTCGATGTCTTCGATGTCACAGGCACCAAGATTGACGTGTTGAAGTAGGCAAGTTCCTCGTGAGGGCAGGTAAACCTCAAGGCAGACGTTTCCGTAGATTCGTTTTCCATGTTTATCTACCTTGGACTTATTAAGCCAAATGTCACCCTTACGGATTCCATCAAGGATTGCAGCTTTCACATCGGGGGTGGTTTGACCCCACTTATGAGTAGTGAGGTTGACACAGCGTTTTACCCAAGGTAGCTCAGAACGGGTGGCAGTGACAAACTCATAAATGTCTGGATGATCAATATCAAGGTGACATACCACAGCACCGTTCTTATAAACACCACCTCTACGCAGGATCTCGTTTAGCGTTGAATAAATCTTCGCAAACGAGACTGGGCCAGAAGCAACCAAGCCTTTGCCATTCTCAACTCCCTTGCCTCTGAGTTTGGATAGGTGGACTGCCACTCCTGCTCCATACCGGAGAGCGTGACTAACAAATCTCCAACTTGCTTCAATTCCATTTGCGCCTTCCATCTCATCTTCCACCACAAATACGGTGCAAGAAACAGGGAGACGAGACGTTGGGTCATCAATCCAATTTTGAACACGGCCAGTACGGGCAATCTTTTCTTTACTCATTAGACAAGATCAATAAGAGTTGGTGGTTTGTAATTAGGGCCTTTGAGGATCTTTCCGTCTTCCCTCTTCAATGGCTTCCCATCTACAAGTTTGGACATATTGCTATCCATCACCCTGTTGTAAGCAACATCAAGATCCCATCCAAGGCATTCAGCCATCTGGAAACAAACAACCAAAAGATCAGTCAGTTCCTTCAAGGCATGTTCTTTATGACTTTGACTTCCAGGAGCAGTAGCACAACTTTTAACAGCAGCCACTAGCTCCCTGTATTCCTCACTAATAAGCTTGAGTTGAAACTCAGCAGCATCAATGGTGTAGGAATCCAAGGGTTGATCCATTGCCTTGCGAAATATTCGAGCAAGGTCTCGATAATTAGATGCCATGTTGAGATTCTGCATTAGAAGAGAAATAGATGGCTTTGTCTAGATAGGCCTTTGCCTTAAGCAGATCATCAATCTCAGGTTCCCCAGGCTTAGAGCCTGAACGGCATACATACTTAATGATGTTACCTTTAAGATAATCAAGCTCTTGATCTTTAATAAAGTCCCAAACCTCAATGGATCCTTTTTGATAATGACTAGGGCTGTACTTTGTCATGTTGTTCATTGGGCCAGTGCTTAAGCAAGTTTGTAATGGTGTTAGACAAAGCAAAGTTTTGACGTTGCAATGCAAGTAAGAGTGTTTGTAGATCCTTATGGTTTGCCTTGGGGATCAAGTCTTCAATGCGTCGGAGCTTGAATGATTGCTCCATCGTCATCTCAATTACTGGAGGCGGGGGTCCAAAGGATTGGTTGTTCGTTGTCATAATCAAATTCACCGGGTCTAAGGATTCGAGCAAGGCGAGCATTTCTGATGGCGTCTGCCTCAGTTAGGCCAGCCCGTTCATAAGCACCAACAATGAGATCCCATGTCTCTCCCTTTTCGGCAAGAACCTTCTCAGCAGACTTAGGCCCAATTCCTGGCACACCCTTGTACCCATCCACAGCATCACCTGTGAGGCATTGGATATGGAACCAGTGGTCTGCCTCCTCTACTGTGATGGTTGTTTCTTGATTGCCGTCATACAAACGACAAGCAAGTGACTTCATATCCTTATCAGGACTAACAACGATAAAGTTACCGTCCTGATCATGACAATCCAATCCGATTAGATCGTCTGCTTCCAAACAATCTATGCGTTTACATTGGTATGTAGAAAACGCATAATTAAGAAGACGCTTGTAGCCTGCTGGCTTACGCTTGGTACGGTTGCCTTTGTATTCGGGATCAACCTCCTTACGAAAGTTATTGGATCCAGTAAAGTAAAGGACAACATCCTCTGTTTGAAAGCGTTGCTTAAGGTCAGTCAGTTGACGCTCAAACATCCTGACAACCAAAGGAAAGTTACTGGTGATAATGATTACATCATCTCCAAAATCAAGCTCCTCCTCTGCCATCTGACAACTACGATAGGCGTAAAAATCAGCATCTATTCTGAGCTGTGGTGGTGAATACATTAGTTAATAAGATAGCGTAAAGCAGCGATAAGTGTTCCCGGATCATCATTTAATCTCCCCAGGCCCAAGTTGCAACCATTGCAAATATATCCCCTAAAGGTAGAGGAGAAATGACAATGATCCAATACCCAAGTATCAGTAAAGGTTTTACAAATTGGGCACTCACCGGGGGGTGGAGATGGGTGGGCTCCCCGTAACCAAGCACGTACATTGGCCAATGCTTTAGTACAAGTCTTACAAGTGTTCTTTCTTCCTGCTTTGGAAGTAGAAAAGTAGGGGAACTCTTCTAATTCAAGAACTTGCCTACAAGACCTGCATTCCTTAGTGAACGTCTTTCCAGGAGTTTCCGACCTTTGGCTCTGCTGCCATTGGGACTCTGAGTTTGTAGAACTCCCCTGCTTCGACGATGCTGAGTTCAAGCAGTCGTTTGACTGTATCAACTCTAGAAGGCTCAACTGACAAGCCCCAGGAATCATGTATGAAGGCGAGGAAGGTAAA